CTGAAACAGGTAAAAACCCGCTTCCGGCTCGCCCCATTCTACCACGTAAGATTCCTCTCCGTCAGAAACAGTGTCACCGTCATAAATTTTTTTTCCGTCCTTGTCAACGACCCCCACAAACTGTCCTACCGATGATGGAATAACGCCAACAGGCAAGAAACCTTCCTTTTTAATTAGCGCAAGATGCAACTCGCCGTATGAGTCGATTGAGTTTTGAATCAAATCGCCCTCAACCCACCCCTTACCGTCAGTCCGAAGACCGCGAAACAAAATCTGCCTCATTTGCCACCTCCTTCACCCTTAACGACGAGAACGAGGTCGTGTGAATGCTCCTCGCTAAGGTTTCCATATTTGCCATTATAGCCCCAGCAGCTTACTCCGGTGTGACCCTTAATAATTCCAACGAGAGGCGTCAGTATGCAATCATACTCCTTCAGTTGTTCAACCTCATTGAACTTGTCCGGCAATCGTCCATCGCGCGTCTGCACCCTCACGAAATCCCCACTGCGCCACCGTTCAATGTCGAAGGGGATGATGCGTTCTTGCTCGTCGGGGTTCGTGTCGCGGATGTCTGTGAGGTCGAAAGCCCCGTGATAATAAACATCTTCTTCCGGCAGTCCTTCAATCTTAACCGCAATGCCTTCAGGGATTGTTATTCCACCTTCATTTGAGCGCTTGACATAAAAGGCCTCTTTTATCTTATACCAACACCCCTTCATTATGCCATCTACACCTATATATTTTACCCACTTGTTAATCAAGTGCGAGTAATCCGGCTGCGCGGGTTCTTCGGTCGGCTCAACCCACTCCCCTTTCAGCCTTGCAACGAACTCGTCGAAGGGAAGCCAATGAAAATCGGGGTACTTGTCTTTAGTTGCTGATGTACACGTTAACGCGTCATCGTTACACCGCCAATATAAGTTCGGCCATCTTAATTCTTCTCGATCAATGTCGTGAAAAAATAACTTTCTACCAAACTCCCTCGCAATCCGAATAATCTCCGCTCGTTGCTCAGGCGTACACTCAATAAATGTATCCATTTCATCCGCAAACTGAACGGGTTTGATTTCGGGTTCATGCACGACGACAATCGCCTCACCGTGCGTTTCAATCGTGGCGATCAGTCTGTCGCCGTCTTTGATGTGATGTTTCATTAATGTAGTATGTGTTGGTTTACGGGGTCAAATATATGCAAATTTCTGCATGTTCGATAGAAAAAAGCAAAAATTTCGTTATAGGCATAGAAACCCTATACACATGAAGCTTTCAGAACAAATCAAAAGCATCCTCACCAAATACAACATCAAGGGCATTAAGCTCTCTGAGGATGAACAGAAGGTAGAAATGATGGCCAAAGGCACTACCGCAGAAGGCATCGAGGTAATGTCACCGGATGCGGAGTTCGCAGCCGGTTCGGAAGTGTTTATCACTGACGCGGACGGCAACCCACAACCCGCACCCGATGGTGAACATATCATCGACGGTGTGAGCAAGATCATTGTGGAGGGCGGGAAGATCACAGTCATCGAACCCTACGAGGTTGAATCCTCTGAGAATTTCGCGGATGTCGTGGAGCAACTTGCCAAGCAGAATGCAGAACTCTCTGAGCGTGTCGCTGCACTTGAAGCGAAAAACGCGGATTCTGAAACGAAACTCAGCGCGGCAAACACCAAGCTCACTGAATCAACCACCAAGTTGAGCGAGGCCAAAGCCAAAATCGCTGAACTCGAAAAGATGCCCGCTGCCAAGTCAGTGAAGGACGTGAAGTTCAAGACCGAAACAAAATCGCAAACACCAAGAGACGCATCACCTGCTGAGAAAATCGCAGCACTGATGGCCTCACGCAACTAATCAATCACACACACACAAACACCGAAATAAGAAATGCCAACCGCAGTCAACTTAACCACTACTTACGCAGGTGCAGTCGCTGGCGAATACTTGTCAGCAGCCTTCCTGAGTAATGAATCCTTGCAGCACATCACTGTCAAGACGCAAGTTCCGAACAAACTCAAAATCCGCCGCATTCAGGACGATGGTACGACCTTCACCGAACCCGCGTGTACATTCAATCCAGGCGGCACGGTGACATTCGACGAGCGCACACTGCAACTCGTTGACCTGTCCTATCCGCGCGAACTCTGCAAGATCACATTCCTTCCTGATTGGGAGGCACTGGCTGCGCAGAATGGAAACATCAACAGCGTGTCTGAAGCACTCGTGATGACCATGATGGGGAAGATCGCGCAGATCAACGAAACGATGTTGTGGACTGGCACAGCGAGCGCCAGTTCATACGCAGGCCTCATCACACAGATCGACGCTGACAATACCGTCAACTTCGTATCCTCTCCATTGGCCATCGTCAACGGATCGACTGCGACCACCAACGCAAACATTCTCGTTGCGCTTCGCAACCTGATCGACGAGTGTCCGTTGGCTATCAAGTCAGCAGCCGAAGCACCAATCATCTACATGAGCTACAACTGCTGGGAGGCTTACCTCACCGCGCAGATTGCAGCCGGAAACGGATGGTATGCAACAGCCGGTCCTGAAGTTCCCAAGTTGTACATGGGCCGATTCCAAATTGCAGTATGCCCCGGTATGCCTGCCAACACGATGATCATGGCGCAAAAGTCCAACCTGTGGTTCGGTACAAACGAACTCAGCGATTGGAACAATATTCAAGTCATCGACATGGAGCCAGTGAACCTCGACAAAACCGTACGTTTCAACGCGACTTTCTTCGCAGGAACAAACTACGGATTCGGAAACGAGATCGCAGCATACGGTCCTGGATTGTCATAAACATTAAGCGGGGAGGGTAACACCTCCCTGCTTTCAATACCATTTCAAAAATGAGTTGCTTACTCACACAAGGATTTTTGGACGGGTGCAAGGAAGCACTCGGCGGCATCAAGGAAATCTTCCTCGGTAACTCCACCGACTTTGAAACCGGCATCACCTTCGATAACGGCACAGGCGAAATCGACGGACTGCCAACCGCAACCATCTACCGATACAAACTCGCGCGTTCTTCTTCCTCATGGCAGGAGGTCGCGACGATCAACGAAACCAACCGCACCCTGTTCTACGCGCAAACCGTCACCTCTGTACTCGGCGAGATGAGCGCGGCGAAGCGTAAGGAACTTTGGAACGCAGCGAAGGCTAACCCGATTGTCTTCGTGCGTGACAGCATGGACAATATCTGGTGCATAGGTCGTCTTGAAGGTACTACGTTCAACACCACTGCGCAGTCAGGTACTGCGAAGGGTGACCTGAACGGGTACAACATCGAGATTGTGGCAGAGGAACGCTATCCGGCTGAACGTCTTGAATCGTTTACCGCCACGCCGTTTGACAACTTCCCACGCCGTTTGACAACTTCGCGGGCATTACCGTCTCTCCGGGTTACAATTCGTAATCACGGAGCATTGATGTATGGGAGCGGCAGGGGTGATAGCCTGCCGCTTTTTTTGTAACTTTCGCACATGATTTACCTGAATACAAACCAAGCCGGTCAAACACTCTACCTGACGCTTCAGGAGATGCGCCCGCACCTGCCTGTATTCACGCATTATCTGTTCGTGCTGACATACGATGAACACGGCGCAGGAGCGGATAACACCGCCTGCATCGCCTTGGTGGACTATGAGAACTACCGAATAACCAAGTTGGACGTTGATACCACAGGCGCGCTGCTCGAAGGTCAATATCAATACCGTGTTTATGGGCAGAACTCATCATCGAACCTCGACCCAAATAACGCTGCAGTCGTCGGACTTGTTGAACAGGGTAAGGCGCGATTGAGCGCAGCCATCAACTACTACACCGCGCCAAACATTACCATCCCAACCAATGTCAATTACCAAGGATAAATTATACAGCGTTCAACTCGCGGACTACACGCCCGTTGCGCCGTCCGAAAAGGAAGAACGCGGCGGGTGGGTGAAGTGGGGCGATGACAACCTGTTCCCCAATTACCTGCTCGACATGGCGCGGTCGTCACCCGTTCACGGTGCGCTGTGTACTTCCATATCGCAGATGATCGCCGGTGACGGCGTGACAGGAATTAGCACTATTGACGCCACACGATGGAAGCTGAACAAGGTCGTGGACGCTGTGTCGCGTGACCTGAAGGTGCAGGGCGCGTTTTATTTGGAAGTCATTTGGTCAGTGAGTGGTGAGCAGGTTGCAACAATCAACCACCTTCCTTCTGAATGCTGCCGGATTGCGAAGGCAAATGACGACGACAAGATTACCGGCATTTATTACTCGCGCGACTGGCGCAATGAGCGCAAGAATAAACCCGTGTTCATCCCGATTTTCAATAAGAACGATCAGGAGAACAAACGGCAGGTGTATATCGCGCAGCTCACCAACCCTGGAAGTGAATACTATTCCCTGCCTGACTATTGGCCGTCCATCAACTACGTTGAACTCGCGCGTCAGATAGGCGTGTACCACGTCAATAACATTCTCAACGGCCTGTTTCCGGCATTCATGGTGAACTTCCTTAACGGAGTACCCGACCCCGACGACAAGGCTGCGATCATCCGCGAATGGAATACCCACGCTGCCGGTGCGCGTAACGCAGGTAAGGCATTCTTCACATTCGCCGACCCCGGCACGACACCGCCGCAGATCACCACCTTCCCGATTTCAGACGCGGATAAGCAATATGAGTTCCTCGCGGAAGAATCCACAAAGCAGGTGATGATTGGTCATCGCGTCACGTCCTCGCTTCTGTTTGGTGTGCGCGATACGGGCGGGGGATTGGGCAGCAACACTGACGAAATGCGTCAGGCGCTCGCTATCTTCAATGCGTATGTGATTAAGCCCATGCAGGCGATCATCACCGAGGCGCTGAGTGATATTACCGGAGAGCAAGCTGAGATACTTCCGTACACAATCGCAGGTGTGGTTGACAATGTAGTGGCAGGAGATACTGAAGATGTGGCATCAACCGCATTGAACGGGGCGCAAATCGCATCACTCGTTGAAATCGTTATCAACGTAACGAGTGGGGCGATACCGAAAGAAAGCGCAATGGCTATTGTACGTGCGTCATTCCCTGAATTGAACGCTGTTCAAGTGGCCGCAATCTTTAATTCAATAGACGAATCATCCGCACCCGCCGCGCCGGTCGCGATGAGTGAGGCGCAGAAGATGACGGAGGAAGATGAATCATTCTGGTCAGGCCGCCTCGCTGAACATGGCGAAACCATTGATCTGGAGGAGTGGGAACTCGTACACGAGGACGTGGCGGGATCACGCGAGGAGGAGGACGAACTCAACCGGCAATACAACTCACTCGCTGAGGCCACTATGTCGCTCGCTTCATACGCCAATGGCGGTGAAAAAAGCAAGTTCGGGGATTCCGGATTATATAAACTCCGCTACGCCTATGCCGGTGAGGTGAAAGACTACACCCGCGACTTCTGTCGCGACATGATACGCCTCGCGCAGCAGGGTAAGGTGTACCGGTGGGAAGATATACAGGCAATGGGTGATGCCGGTGAGAATGGTCAGTTCGCACCCGAAGGACAAAGCACCTACGACATCTTCATTTGGAAAGGCGGCGCATTCTGTCACCACTTTTGGAAGCGTCAAATCTATTTCCGCAAGCGCGTCAACGGAAAGTTCATGCCCAATGACGGACTGAAAAATGATAAGCGTGTGGGTAACGTGCCTTTCCTCCCGCAGAAGGGACGCGAGGGCGTTAAACCAATCGACACACCGACCCGTGGATCACTCAAATACGGATAACCAATGGCACTACCAAACCGCGTTCTATTCATCACCACGCAATACATTCAGGCGTACTCACCTGTGAACGGGTCGGTGGATGCGAACCTGTTATATCCATCCATCTACACCGCGCAGGATATGCAGATAGGCGCGTGGCTCGGTGACGCGCTGTATGCGAAGCTGAAATCAGACCTCGCGGGCGCGGGTACTGCCGGCAATTACACCATCCTCCTCGATGAGTATGTGCGACCGGCATTGCTTTGGTACACCATCCTCGAAGCATTGCCCGCCCTGACGTTCAAAATCGATAACGCATCAATCGTTCAGCGCACCCCGCAGGACGCGCAGCCCGCCGGTAATGACGTGATGAAGGAGTTTCGGATGAATGCACTGCAAAAGGCAGAATACTACGGTAAACGCCTCGGTGAATACCTGTGTTCCAACTCCTCGCTGTTTCCGGAATACTCCGCGAATGTCGGCCCGCAACGCTGCCCGCGCTCACCGTATCAGAACAAACTCTCATACGGCTTCAGCACAGGCCACAGCGCGACCTCATCAAAGGGCATTGACCAACTTGAATACCTCAGACGCTTCATCGGATGAAACGAGAAAAGACATACCGC